CAAGAGAATCCAATATAATCAACATTGGTTTTTGTTCATCTTCTGCAAGATATGCATCCAGACATTTAAGTACTTGTGTCCTGAATTCCTGAATGGTCACTACTGGTAGTATTACCATTCTTTTAGGATCAATCCCTCTCTGTACAATCAATTCTTTTGGAATTGCAGATTCAGATTCAAAATACAAAACTCCACCATCTAAATTTGTTTCCAAAAATTGTTTAACTATACCTAGTGCAAAATACGTTTTTCCTGTTGCAGTTTCTCCTGCAAGAGCTGTAATTTTGTTAGAAGGTAGTCCACCAAACAGACTACCAGAAAGAAGAGCGTTAAACAAGTAAGAGCCGGTGTGATTTGTCAACAGAAAACCCTTCAGGGTATCTGCCACTTAATTTTTTAGTATTTTCTGCAAGGACTTCAGTTAGGCTCCAATCTCCCCAAATAAGTACTTGTTGTACATACCACATTACATCACCAAGTTCAAGTTTAATTTTTTCTCTCAGTTCTGGTGTAGGTTCCTTTCCTTGAAAAAGTAGTTTCTTTACCAAGTCTAAAAGTTCTCCACCCTCAGAACAGATACCAATACTTCCTGTAAGTAATCTTTGAAGCTCTGTCCATGTCGCATCACCATCCTGAAATTTTATTAGGTGATTCACGAAGGTATCACTATCAACAGTTGCCTCTGAGGTGACACTATTTACAAATTTTCTATGATCTATTACTTCTTTTGAATCCATGTTCTCCTTTAGTTAAAAAATTGATTTAAATTTACTTCTTCTTTATGAGCATTAATATTTTTTAAATTATATTTAGCATCTTGAAATGTAAAAGCTGGTTTATCTACATATATCTTATTTTTTCTATCAGTATCATCTATCCATTTTAAATCTTTATCCTTTGGATAATTCTTTGTCCAATCTAAGGTAGATTCATTTTCCATTAATCGTTTGGCTTTTTTATTTAATGGATAGATATATCTAAACATATATCCACTAATTCTACGAATACCCTTGTACTTCATAAAATCTGTAGTCATCCAAAATACTTTTTCTTTACCAGAAAATTCAGCATTTTCCTTACATAATAATTTTGTAGATCTTGGATGTAATTTTTCTCCATTTTCCATTAAATATACTTGAGTAAAATAACTCTCACCAAAATAAAAATTGGATGCTTGATAAACATAACCACACTTACCCATAATTCCATCAGCCATTGTATACAAAAAAAGACAGTTTGTATTATTCTTCATCCACCTAATGGCAGCTGAAATCATTTGACTTTCTGAATTTCTCGGCATATCATCATCCATACACATTTTACCAATTTCATAATAATCTTTTGATACTAAGCCTGGAAACATTTTATTAATAGTTTGTCTAGGTTGAGTGCCCCAACCTAAAGTCAAAACACCTCTGAGCTCATTATCAATATAAAAACCAAGAAAGTATTTAGTAAGTGTTGGCATGACAGGTGAATAATGATATTTTTGTACAAACTCCACAGCTTTAACTTTATGAAGTTTGTGAATTTCATAATTAAATTTCATCTTTTATAAATGATAAAGTTTTATCATCCTCATATCGAATTAATGTTACTTTTGGATACTCCTTAGACATTTTTAATAAATTTTCAAAAATAGTCCATCCAGGCCCACCTAATACTACAAATGCTTTTTCATAAGCTCCAAAGAGAATCTTTTGGTTTAATGTCCACATTTCATATCCAACCTTTTCTTCAGCAGTACCACCTGTATTTTGCCACTTATCAGAAACAAGTATTTTTCCATTAACCAAAGAATCTACTTTATGTTTCTTGTTTTTAAACTTAATACCAATATTTACTTGTTCAGCAACTTGGCATCCTTGTTGTTTCAATATTTGTACTATAAGTTTTTCAAACTTATTACCTGTCATTTTTTCTGGAATTTCTTCACCAAATAAATCTCTCATAATTAACCAAAAAAGTCTAATAAATTTGTTTGTGTTCCATATGATTCATCAATATGCCAACCTATGGCCTTTGTGATAAACTTCAATGGTTCGACATATGATTTTTCAAACTGTTTATCATAATCGATATATTTTTGAACATCCAATTCTGTAGGACATTCTGTATAAAAAGTAAATACGTTTGTTTGAAATGGATTTGGAGATTTCAAATAAACAAATTTGACTTTCTCACCTTCCATAATCTCAGGATATTTCTTATCCAACTTTTTGTCTTTCAACTGATAGTTATAAAGTAGAGCCCCCTTAACGTGCATTGGACAACCCTTCTTAAAAATACCATTTGTTGTTCCCCATTTACTTAAACCATTACATGATCTTGGAAATGCTATTAGATTTGGTTTCAAATCCAACCATTCTTTTCTGAAATCCTGTATAAATGTGTTTAGTTCTTTTTCAGTTCCATCTATAATCAGTTGCAAAGCATCCTTAATCTTATCTCTGCAAACTTGTGGAGTTGATGACTTGACCGATTCTATACCCATCATCTTGAGTTTTGGTTGTGCATATTGCACACCCTCAGAATTATGAACATTCAGAATATATCGTTTCTTTGCAGTCCAGATTCCTTTGTCTGCAATAACCTCACGGCTCATAATCATTTTCTGTTCATACGCATTTGTATAATCAGCTAATTCTTGATACTTCTGATTAATGAAAGTTTCAAACTTTTCTCTACAAATCGTATCCAGAAACTTAACTGGATCCTTCGGTTTTAACTTTTCTATCAGAGATTCAAATGTGATATAAACAGAATCGGTATCAGATGCAATCACATAATCTACATCATCAGTTTTTAACAACTCATTCAAATATTTATTAAGTGCAATTTCTATCCATCTAATAGCAAGTTGCCCACCATATGTTACAGCCTCTGCAATCCTAATATCATAAAATCGAAAATACTGATTACCGATTGCACCATATGCAGAGTTGAGTGCAATCTTGAGTGCCATTTGTCTATTCTTGTATCGTGATATGAGATTCAAAAGTTTTGGATGTTTTGTATCCTCATATTCCTGTTGAGCTTTCAACATCAACTTCTTGGTTTCCTTACGTTCATTGTACATCTGCAACAACAACTCAGGCAAGAATCCATATTTGGTACAATCAAACAATGCACCGTTTGGAGTTATAGTTTCTTGGTTTTCCTTGAGAAAACTGGTATCAAATGTGGTATCAAATGTTTGTGATAACATTTCATCAACGCCAGGCACCGTTTTATGCATCCCCTTGATGGTTTCAGGGGATATATTGTAGTTCATAATCAAATGTGGATACAAGGAGTTCAAGTCAAAACTAACAACCCACTTATGAAGTCCTATTTGTGGTTCCTTGACATATGCTCCTGCATATGCATCTTCTTTACTTTTTCTGGTGATTTGTGGAATTTGAATATTTTTATCTCTCAAATAATTGTACATAATAACATCCCACATTCTCACTTGAGAAAACACATCTACATAATTACACTTTGCACTATAAGCCATTGTTATAATCAAGTCAATCAGTTTCATCTTATCTTCAAGACGGTCTACCAATTCTACATCTTTTATGTTATAGTCAATAAATGATTGATAATCCTTAGTGTACCATTCACGATAAGTATCATATGGGTTTGGAGCTTTACGTTCACCCAATTCAACAAATGCAATGTGATCTAATCGATAACTCTCTTGTGCAGAATATGTAAATTTTTTATACAGGTCAAGATAGTCTAACTGTTCCAGACCAAACACATTATAACAAATATGTTCTTTACCAGAAATGTATACACTATCCTTATATACAGTTTTCCAAACAGATAGACGCTTAACTTCATCTTCTCCAAATAGAATTTTAATGCGATGTACTAAATACGGTAGGTCATAAAATTTAGAGTTCCATCCAGTAACAACATCTGGCTTATTACTCTCCCAAAATGTAAGAAACTTTTTTAACAATTCAACTTCTGTATCACACTTAACATAACTTACATCTTCACGATTATTAACATAATCATTAACGCCAAATACTACTAACTTTTTTGATTGGTGATTCTTGATTGTGATTGCAAGAAGTTCTTCAGCTGCATCTTCTACTTTTGGAAATCCATTATCAGAAGCAACCTCAATATCAATGGTTACAATTAAAATATTATCTATATTCCACTTAATATCACTGTACTGAAAATTATAACGAGTCATTCCATAAATCAAATTTTGTTGATTTTCATATTGTGAAAGAAATTCTTTTGAATGTTTGATGGATTGTTGTTTAACAGGAGTTAGATATTTTCCATCAAGAGCTTTGTATTGTGTTTTCTTTTTAACTGGAACGAAAAGGGTAGGTTGATATTTATTACGGGCAGTTATTCGTTCTCCGTTTCTAACTCCACGAATAAGAATACTATTTCCGTAGCTAATTACATTTGTATAAAAATCCATAATATATCTATTATACTACAACAAAACGCAAAAGTCAAGACTTTTATTCGTTTAACTGTACATTAGGAAGTATAATTCCAGAACCAAATTTTGAATTCCATGCATTTCTAGCAGCATCTACTGGATTAGTTATGCAAATAACCCAATCCATTTTAACTGTTACATTATCATGTTTTGCAAAGGGGGGCCAAGGTGTGAATCCTAGACCTTGATCTGTGGGCATTAGTTGACAAGGATTAGATATAATGACATCTCCACCTATTACTGTTACATCACCAATTAGTTCCTCGCCGGATTTTAACTTAACCAAGCGAATATCAATCATCTTTCTTTTTACCAATATTATATTTTTGTTCTAATATCCAATCGTTTTTTTCTGTAAATGATAAAACTTTAATTTGACTTAATGGAGCCTTGGGTTCTGCTTCACTAACTAAACCTACAAGGCCCCAATCACTTAACAATCCAGCAATCGTATTTCTTCGTTCAATATCATTCTCTGTTAGGCTTGATTTCTTCCCATCCAATACAAAAAGTTCCTTAAAATGGACAATGTAATACTTGCCTTTTTTATGGAGTAAATGACAAGATTGCCATAACTTTTTTTCTCTACGAGATGCAACACCAATTCGTGATAGAGTTTCCCTAACCTTCAAGAAATCATCAGGCTCTTTTAAAGTAACTTCTAACATATCATTTAATGTCCAATTTAAAACTTCATCCATTTCCACCTTTATCTAATTTTGTTTCCATATAGGATATATCTTTATCTGTGAGAACATTCAAAACTTCTTTAGCTCTCTGATCACTATATCCAAAATATTCTTTCACCAATTCTAAATTCTTAATTTTTGATGTTTTAAGCCAAGGAGCAAATCGTTTCTTTGGCCTAACACTATTTAGTAGAAAATGGAACTGAAGTTTACTATCTAAACCATTGTAAA